AACGTACTACCACCAGAGTTCTTAAAATTATGTACAGCCTCCATAAGCTCTTTCTTGAAAGACGTACACATTGCCGTTGAAATAGCCATTATAGACTCCTAATTATGTCTGCCATGTCCTTATGGCCTTGACGTTCTAGTTCAGCGATTAAAGTAGTTCTATCGCTCTTAATCGCTTCTTTCATGTAATGCAGAGCCGTAGCTCTAACCGACTCTTTGAACGCTTCTGCTTGTTGCGCTATCGCAGGATGGCAGTTGCTCCCAACACTAACAATTCTATCTGCCGCAGACTGCGCCCAAAACTCTGGATCGTGCCCTCTGTTCTGCGTGGCAGTGACAAGAACATTACCTATTTCTAATGTGGATGGTTCAAACATTTAGTTACGCCACCGGCAGTGTAGGTTGACCAGAACGATATGTGTCACTACGTAGCTTGCCGTCACCCAATACCTTGAGAAGTGCCATAGCGGATATGTACATCTTCTCGTACAACGCAACCATGTCAGGCTCGCCTTTCATAAACCGTATGGCCTCAACCAAGGCACCGTTTAACAACGCCGAGTCAAACTCATCGCCAAGATAGGTGGTGCCTGCGGTAACGATAGACTCAGGGTAGTACCCGTAATGCAGTTCTGCTGTGTACCCAGTGTCAGGTGTTGGGCCTAATATGAACGAGCCTTCATTGAATATAGCGTAGTGTTTTGGAACCCCCGTCGCCGTCCTTGTGGGGTACGCTTCACGTATAAAGTTAACATCTTTACTCAATAGGTAGGTGTAGTTACCGCTACCATCCACCACCGCCAAGCTATACACATACAAGAAGTCAGTAGGTACCGCCAAATACTCGTTACTAGAAGAAATGGTACCTGTTACGTTTTTACGCAATGCAGGGATCTGAACAGCATTGTATATCCTCTGCTCTGCCTGTTGCGTAAACATAGCAAGCTGGTCATCCGTGAAACTTAATTCGCAGATGTCTTCTATGTTTGTTTTTAGCTCGGTGTAGTTCATGTCTTACGCCATAGGGCCACGGGCCATAGTGCCTTTCGTTGCAGCTCCAACACCACGAACTTTGATTCCAGTGGTCTTAACACCAGACATATCAGGCTTAGGTGCATTCTTCACAGGCTGCACGCCCTTATCTTTAGTAAACTTCGGTGTCTTCATAAACGCCTCTAAGTTGTTGTTACTGTTACTGTTCCTACTTGACCAGTTGCTACTAAGTCATTAGGAGTTAAGCCAAAAGGGTCAGTACCTGCGCCTACAGGATTCCAGCCCCACTGTATCTGCCTGCTACTGTTTTCCCCCGCTTCACCTAAGCTCCTGTCTATACGTGGATCACGTATAGCTTGTGGGTCGTCTACCGGAAACTCACCTAACTTCAGTTGTGGGTGGTCAGGATTCCAGCAGGTAGGGCACGCTTTTAAGTTTGTATCTTGTCCCTTACGTATTAAGTTCTTTAACTCACGTAGCTTATACTGAAATCCGCAAATATCACATTCAGCAATAGCTCTTTTGGTTGAAGCAAACCTGTTAGACATTAGTACGTCCTAGTGGCACGGGGTACAAACCGTGCAGACGTTTTCGTCCTGTCTTCTCCAGCCGCAAGTGCAAACTGCTCCTCGTACGCCTCTTTGAGCATAGGCAGTCGTGCCATAAGCTCTGGCTCTTTCATCGCTATGTGGTACGCCAAACCGGCAACCAGACACGGGAAAAACCTAAAATTCATGTCGGCTGTTTCTGCGCCACTACCAGCGTCTTGTATTCGCCGCATACGATAGTACTTGAATATGTATTCGTTATCTTTGTCCGGCACAGGCCACACGTTAATCTTGGGGTTATCTCTAAGACGTTCTACGTAAACCTGAATCGGCCTACCTTCTGTTAACTTGTTAGGTATAGATGCGTATGTGCTGACGCTTATCCGGCTTATAGTCAGGTCAGACTGTGTGGTGGTGTTCCCGCTGCCAGTGCGTATAACTTGTTCTAGCAGGTCTATGGTATCGGCGGGCAAATCGTACTGACTCGTACCCTTAACCATCGTCACAGTGCCTTCGTCAATCGTCCACATATTGATGCCACGATTCTGCCACTCAATAGTCATCAGATTCATGGAGCGTCTGGCGGTGCGAAGGTCGTATCCAGAACGCATTTCACGGCCCGCACGTTCCCACGCTTCTTCAGCGATCTCCGTGAAGTCCATATCAAATGCAGTTGTTCCAGATGTTGTCATGGCCTACTACCTTGTACGTATAGCGTCTTCTTCCTACGCTTGTTCATTACTGCACCACAGCCTTTGTGGTTTGCGCGTATAGGGCCACCAGCCTTTGCCATCTTTACTTTGGCCTTCGGGGTATTAGATACCACCTGCTGCCCTGTAGAACCGGCCTTTTTCTTTTTACGTGCCGTAGTAGCACGCTCAGACTGGCTCAGTGACTGTGCCTTAGCTTTGGGCAGGCAACGATCTGGGTTCTTTTTGTTCTTCGACGTGCCGCATGGCCCCTTGATCTTGCCATCGGTGCCGATACGAACCCACTGCTGATCCCGCCATTGTTTGAGCTGTCCCATTACTTACTCTTCTTCTTGCTGCCCTTAGCGTAGTTAGGGTCTTTGCAATACTTAGAAGCTGCCATATTCGCATAAGCAGACGGGTAGGTATCAAACGTGCGCTTGGCCCACGCCTTACCTTTCGGGCAGATCTTACCGCCCGATTTCACCTTACCGCCTGACTTATAGTAGCGTCTCATCGCATCTTCGCTGGACGTAGACCTTTCCGCTCGATACCGGCACCGCGAACTTTACCGCCTTTCTTAAACTTCAAAGGCACTTCTTCTTTGGGTGATTTGGGTGCGCGGGCTGCTTCTTGTTTAGCCACTCGTTTGTCACGCATAGTGTCCTGCCCTCTGCGTATAGACTGAGGACTCCGCGTCCGTGTAACACCTACATTAGCTTTATCCGCCATGTCACTTACGGTTTTGTCACGGTCACTAAGTTCTTTCTTAGCGGCTTCAACAGCTTTCTTTCCAAACTTTGCGGCTGCTGCCCTAGCACCGTTTGATGCTAAAAATTGAGCTACTGCGCCTAGTGCTGGTAATGGCATATATTTCTCCTAACGCATCTTCGCTGGACGTACGCCTTTACGAGCGATACCGGCACCGCGAACTTTTTGCTTAGTAGGCTTCTTAGCAGCCATCTTAGACTTCATGGCACCGCCTTTAGCGTAACCCTTGGACTTCATCATGCCGCCTTTGGCGTAGCCCTTGGACTTGACCTTGCCGCCAGCCATCATCTTACCTTTACCATCAGCGGCAAACTCAGGAACCATCTTGCCAGTCTTAGGGTCTTTAACCATTGGCATCTTGCCACCGGCTTTGTAGCCCTTGGCTTTCATCTTTGATTTCATCATGCCGCCTCTCATTGCTTTTTTAGGTGGACGTTTATCTTCACGATCCATGAAGTTTAGGTATTGACGTAAAGTCATACCTGAATCTTTTAGCTGCTCACGAGTTACGTTAGCGCGTGTAAATGCGCCTTGACCAACATTACGCCCACCTTTCCCAGTCACTTTACCTCTACTGTCAGCAGGGGGCATATCAATCTTGGTCTTAGGTGGCATTTGTGGCCTCGCTGGACGCTTCGCTTTCGGATCAGCAGCATTAGCTAAACTAATCGCGGACGGGCGCTTAGGCATCGGACGATCTTTCTTGACCATAGCCATATTAGCTTCACGCTCGCGCTTCAGCCTATTTTGTCGTAGCTGCTCTCTGTTTTTAGCCCCACCTACAGCCGTCGTACTAGGTTCACGACCTCTACGTGCCTCTGAAGCGGCCCCCATTTTGTTTTCGCTTCTAGTTTTAGCGGCTCTACCGGCTGCAGCACCAGCTCCTACAACTCCCGCTGCCCCCGCACCTTTTGCGATAGCCCTTTTTCTTTGAGTCACAGCTTTCTTTCTTGCTGTTTTTTGCCTACTAGCTTGTCTTTTAATAGCTTTTTCAGCGGCTTGTTTTTCTGCCTTTGCTCTTTGGCTCTGCGATATTCTTGTAGCAGGATTTGTAGGGTTTTCTCTTGCGTCGGAAGTTTCCCTAGCCTTAGTTCGTGATTGTTGTTTATCTCTAAGTTTGCGCCTAGCTGCGCCCTGAGACTGCTTCAATTTAGACGGCGTTAGAACATCATCTATCTTGGAAGACGCTTTAGTCATTTGGTTTTTTGCTTTAGTAACAGCTTGCTGCCCAAATTTACGTACGGCGGCTCTAGTGCCGTTTGCTGCTATAAATTTAGCTACAGCAGGGGCTGCTGCTAGTAATGGTGCTGCCATGCTTTACTCCTTGTCTGCGTATAGATTATCAAACACTTGATTCACGTCGAGCGTGTAGTCCAGATCGGACTTGCTGTAGTGAATGTGTTGAGAAGGACGAAAATCTGGTGCGCCTTCTCCCGTTTCAAACCAAGCGGGATGTGTCACCCGCACCCTATTGTTTGGTAGAGCTACTATATTACCCGTCCACTTACCGGCATCCAGTAGCTCCATCACATGACTCTGCTTGTGTTGTGCAGGGTCATCAGCAATCTCGTTGTTCGTATAGTCCACCGTGAACATATACTTCGCGGGGTACATCTCCCCGTCTATCTTTGCCAGCCAAGGGCATGGTGTGGCTCTATCAAGCACGTACACAGCGTGATCCCTCGAACTGCAATCCCAAGGCTGTGCTGCCCACACAGGCATAGGTTCGGGCCAATCCTCTAACGGAGTATCTCCCACCAACGCTGTAATCGGCATACGTGCCCACATTGCACCTCCATGCACATTGGGTTCGTCTTCTTCGTCGTATGTTTCAGCTCCAGTAAAAATTACCTGAAAACTCAAACACCTAGTCGGCATCGTTGTTACTGCAATCGCCATAGCGTGAATAAACTCGCCATGATACTTCTCGTGATTATGGGTGTACTCTTTCCTCACCCAGCATTTGAAATACGGTACGTTGCTCTGCAAGTACGCCAACTAACACCTCCATCGTCTCCTTGCCTGCCGCAGCCTAGAATTAGGATCTGCTGCCGCTTTAGGAAATTGTTTCATTTGTCCGGCAGAACGTGCACAGAACGACTTTCTACGTGCTGCACGCTTTCCGGTTGGTTTCTTTTCTGTTACTGCGGTTTGTAGCTTACTACCGGGATTCTTGCGTCTATACGCCTTTACCCCCGCTTCAGTCATGCCTGCGCCAGACTTCGTAGGACGAAAGTTCTTTTTGTTGCGCTTAGGCATACCCCCCTTACTAAAAGAGGGGCAGCTTTCGACCTTCTTCTTGTAGTAGCTACGCACTATTAGAACTCTTTACGCATGTACAA